CAGGCACAGCGGAGACGGCCCAGGCCGGGCTCATGGCCACGCTGGCGCCGCTCCTGGGCGTCGGACTCCTGGGCGCAGCCACGGGTGGTGCGATTGCGTACCACCAGATGATGGAGAACCAGGCTGCGCTCGATGAGCGGTGGAAACGCTGGTCCGGCACGCACCTTGTCCTGAACCACGGCGTGGCGCCGTCTCCTGGCGCAGCTTTGGAGGGAGCGCAACTCCCTGGTGGCCATGCTATTCCGGCCACTCCGGTAACGCCGCTTCACACCGGGCTCGACGGCCTGATTGAGATCAAGCAGCCGAAGAGGATGGCGAAGGGCGGCATCGCCACGAAGCCTACGCTCGTCGAGGTGGGCGACGCCGGCACGGAAGGTATCGTTCCGTTGCCGCACGGCTTCCGGCAGGGTCTGGGGCATAGCACCACGATCACGATTCACATGCCCATCACCATTCACGGCGCCAGCGATCCTGTCGCTGTTGCCTCGCAAATTCAATCTACGCTGGAGCGCGCGGTGCGCGACGCCGAAGCCCGCCGGCGCGGAGGGATGCACGACTGATGGCCACCGACATCATGATGCAGCTCGGGAACTTCCAGTTCTCGATCGGTACCGCTGCGTACCAGGAGTTCCGCCGCAATGTGGAATACCGCTGGGCAGAACTGAACCGGATCGCGCACCGGCCTTCGCTCCAGTTTGTGGGCGTGGGCAAGGATGAGATCGAGCTGCGCGGCGTGATCCTGCCCACGTTCAAGGGCGGCATCCACCAGATGGACGTCCTGCGCAGCTACGCACAGAAGGGAAAGATACAGACGCTCACCACCGGACGCGGCGAGAACTGGGGCCCGTGGTGCGTCCTGGGGATCACTGACGAGCAGCGCCAGATGACGTTCAGAGGGACGCCGCTCAAGATCGAGTTCTCGCTGCGGCTCAGCTACTACGGTCCGGACGATGAGAGCGCCGGTTCGAAGGGCTACGTCTCCTCGACCTGGTACAACATCCTGGGCAAGCAGGGCGCGACATTGATCACGCTGCCGGACATTCCTGCTTCCCCGTCTGGCGTCTTGCCGCCGGTGAAGGCCTCGCAACTGGGCAGTCTGACGCCGGCGCTTCAGGCGGCGAAGATCCCGCCGCAAGCCGCGGCGTCGACGCTCACCAAGGCCATTCACGAGGTGCAGTTGATCCAGAAAGACGCGACCGCCGCGGCGACGGTCCTCGCGCAAGTATCGATGACGGTTTCGAGCCTGAAGAACGGGATTGCTCATGATCCTGTGGGCACGATCTCGCGCCTCTTGACCAGTGGCATCGGGCAGGCAGGTATCACGACGCTGTTCGGTCCGGGCCTGGCCGGATCGCTCTCTCAGATCGGGGCGGCAGTACAGGTCAGCCAGGTCAGCTCTCAGACGGTTCGCAACCTGCTGGTGACGGCAGGCCGGAGCGTATAGCCATGGCACAGCAGCTGTACACCACCAAGGCCGACGACATGGTCGACGCGATTGCGTACAACTTCTACGGCGACACGGCGGGCTACACCGAGGCCATCCTGGCTGCGAACCCCGGACTGGCAGACCAGGGTCCGCTCTTGCCTGCTGGCATCACAATCACGCTTCCGGATCTCAGCGACCAGGCCCAGCAGATTCAGAGCATCAAACTCTGGAGCTAATTGAGCATCCACTGGATGATTCCCGTGGCAGCGAGCTTTTTGGCGCCAAAGGCGGAATAGGTAGCGCGCGGACCTTCGTAGTTAGCGGCCTGGACTCGGAAACCAATCAGCGCTCCGCACGGCGCCGAAGGCCGATCAGGATAAGACACAGGGCGCCCGCCAGCCCCGGGAGTTGGGAAGGCTCGGGGACCGCGTTCGTCGAGAACTGGATGTTGTCTATTCCCACTGAATACCCCGTGTCTCTCCACTCAATGGCAATTCCATTCCCGGAACTGATGTTCGGAGAGAAGTGAGTGGCGATGCCTCCCGCTCCGATCGTTTGAACGCCGTAATCGAGGAGCACGGCGTTGGTGGCCAGGTCAAGTATTTCCACATTTGAGGTGAGATCAGCGAAAGGAAACGCCCCGAGGTTAAAGCCGTCTAGTGTAATCGTGTCCCCACCGACAGGAGCAATCTCGATGCGATCCCAAGATTGGCCGTTTGCGTCGCCGACACCTCCCCAGGTGATGCCGACGAGACTGCTGTACCCCTGGTCCCACCACCTCAACGAGTTGCCTGGCACGATCAGATCTTTATAGGTTACATTGGCCTGCGCCGAGTCACCGTAGGACTCGTTAATCGCATTGCCGTTATAATCGCCCAGGTTGCTGGCATTCCGGCAAGCGACTAACGGCCCTGAACCATCTGCGTTTGAGGAACATATATCCCCGGAGAAATTCAGCACAAAATCACTTGCACTCGCTGGAATTGCGAGCACGCAAAGCGCCAATAATGAGGTGGCTGTAATTGGCCTCATTGTTTTCACTCTCCCCACAAGGGTGGATTCTCCAGCAATACCCGAAGCCGAATCCAGCATTCTAGGTTCCCCGGCCCCCCAGAACCTAGCCATGGTGTGAATCAGAGTACGGCGCACCCCGTGGGGTTGTCAACCACCCAACGGTACTAATCTGTACATTTTTGAGTGCTCGAATCTTCCTCCGCCGGCCGACCCCTTCAATATGACTCCGCAATTCCAGATCACAGCTAACGATTTCGATCTCACCGTGAAAATCGCGGCACGCCTGATCCGTCTGCACATCACGGACGAGGTCGGCGTGACCTCCGACCAGTTACAGATCGATCTCGACGACAGGGATGCAGCCATTGTGCTGCCGCCCTTCGGAGCGGCGCTCGAGTGCTCGTTGGGCTACAAGGAGTCCGGCATGTCCGCGATGGGCCGCTGGATCATAGATGAGCTCGAGGTGGAAGGGCCGGACCGGCGCCTGACGCTCCGCGCACGCAGCGCCAACACGCCGGCGCCCGTGGCGAATACAAACTCGACCTCTATCTCCGGACTCCAGGCCCGCAACAATGACACCTACACCGGGCTGACGGTCGCAGGCATCGTGGCGAAGATTGCCACCCGCAACCATCTGGGCACGGCAGTCGATCCTGTGATTGGCGCGATCCAGATTGCGCACCGCGCGCAGACCGGTCAGAGCGATAACGAATACCTCTCGGTGCTGCTGGAGTTGGTGAACGCCGGCTGGAAGATCCAGGGCGGCAAGATCATCGTGTTTCAGCACAACGCCGGCGTCGCGCCGTCAGCGTCCGGCGGAACGGGCCAGTCCATTCCCACGATTAACCTGGCACCCAGCGACTGCTTGCGCTGGGCGGCCACGCTGACCCGGCGCAGCTCACACAAGCGGGCCCGGGCGCGCTATCACGATCTGCAGGCAGGCCAGGACACTTACGTGGAAGCAGTCTCGGACGACGCCACAGAGGAAGACACCGTCGATACGGATCCAGCGGAGTACCCGAACAGTGACGAGGCGTTGGCTGCAGCTACATCGCGCGTGCAACGCCTCGATCGCGGCTCGGAGTTGCTGCGCCTCACGCTGCAGGGCAATCCGGCGATCTGCGCTGAAGGCCCGGTAATTCTCTCGGGCTTCAGACCCGAAATCGACCATGCCTGGATCGCAGTGCGCGTGACGCACACCGTGGACCAGTCCGGCTACTCGACCGAAATCGAAGCGCAGAAGACCCTCATGCAGGCCGCCAGCTACCGGCAGCGCAAGGGCCTCACTGCAACCAGACCGAAATAAGGGAGACATCATGAACGCATCGGAGAATTGCTTTCGACTGATCGAAGGCTCGGAGGGCTGTGAGCTGAAAGCCTATCCGTGCCCGTCCGGGATTCCCACCATTGGCTACGGCCACACCGCCGGCGTCCGGCTGGGCATGACCTGCACGCCGGCGCAGGCCTCGGCCTGGCTCTGTGAGGATGTCCACTACGCAGAGAATCTGGTGCAGGAGCACGTGACCTCTCCGCTCAACCAGAACCAGTTTGACGCGCTGGTCTCCATCCTCTTTAATGTCGGGTCTGGCGCGAAGGGCGTGAAGGACGGGATTATTGTTCTCGCCACTGGCCAGAGCTCGACGCTGCTACGCAAACTCAACGCGGGGGATTATGCGGGCGCGGCCGACGAGTTTCCCAGATGGTGCCACGGCGCTGGCAACACGCTGCTGGGTGGCCTGGTAACGCGCAGGGCGCGCGAACGTGCGCTTTTCCTGGGTCTCCAGGACTACATGCACGCCGCCTGACAGGGCGGCCCACCAAGCTCACTTCCGCAAAACAACATCATGAAAACTTGGCTCCTCAAACACTTCACTCCACGTGTCGTGCTGGTCATCCCGTGGTTCGTGCTGGGCACGTTGCTGTGCTGGCCGGCGCTCGAACTCGGACTACTCCTGCATGGCACGCGCCCGGGCATCACCAGCACAGCCTGGGCACTCGACTGGCTCACGGACTGCCACAAGAACAGCGCGTGCCTGCCTTCCCAAACCACTGCCACTGTGGGTGTGATCAAGGCGGCATCGGTCCAGAGTTATCATGCCTCGCGGCAAATGCAGCTGACGGCGGTGGAAGGCCTGGCTTTCCTGAAGGACGTTCATCGCGATACGCACAGCGTGCTGTCCGAACTACAGAATTCCATCCATGAGACAGTCCTGCTGGTGCGCGACACGCGTCGGCGGCTGAACACCGCTCTCGACGATGCGGACCTGGCTGTGAAGTCCGGCAACCAGCTCCTCATCACCGCGAACTCCACGCTGCTGCCATTGAAGAATTCCCTCGACAACATCGACCGTTTGACCAAGCTGGCTGCCGACCAGCTTGCCGCCGGTTCGCCCAAGGTTGAGCAAACTCTGACCGACCTCGACCGGGCGGCGGACGACTTCGCCAAGCTGCTCGAG